AGTGCGTCCCGCAGTACGAGCAGTAAGTGGCCCCGTAGAAGTGGGGGTCACGGGCATAGGTCTCCGCGAGGGCGGTGCCCATCGTTGTGGCGGTCGAGCACTTGTCGTGGATGTAGGTGCGCCGGACGGGACGGACGAACCCCTTAGCCCGTTCCTCGTCGGAGAGGACGAGGTAGGACTTCTGCATCCCCGAGTCCTCGATCACCCGCAAGTCGGGATCGTTCGGGTCGCTAGTCGTGCTCATGTCCGACTCCTCTCACTTTCGCTGTTGGCGCTCAATGGGAGGCCGTGCTTCGGCCTCTGCCAGCAGCGACAGGATGCGCTGAACGGCCTTGTCCACGGCGGCACTCGCCAAGGTGCTGTCGAACACGCCAGTCGGTTTCGGGTCCCAGCACAGCGACACGTAACCGGCTGTCTCACCGATCACCTGCGCAACCAGTTCCTCAACGGTGATGTCCTCTTCTACTTCATGCTCAGTCATCCCTGCTCACTCTCACTAGTGGTGTTGGCGCTCAACGTGCTAGTCCGTCGCGTCCAGTAGTCCGAGGACCAGCCGGATCAAGGCGTTGTTCTGGGCGCTGAGGTTCTTCACCTGCGCGATGACCTGCGCGTTCGTCGGTGACGCGGCGGCGATAGCGGCGCGGTTCTGCGCCAATGCGGCGTTTGCCTGCGCGTGCAGGGTGTCAGTGTTCGCGGCCCGCAACGCGGCAGCGGCAGCGGCTTGCGTGGCGTGTTCGGCGTCGATGACGGCTTGCGCCGCCTCCTCTGCGGTGTAGGCGCGTTCGATCACGTCGCCGGTGGTGGCGTCCACTTCCAGTACGTCAGCCATGCGGGTTGCCTTCCTAGGAGTTGCGGTAGCCGAACACCATCACGCGGCCCGTGATCGTGCCTGACGCCGGATAGATGGAGAAGCCGTCGAATGATGTGGTGGCGGCGAACCGCCCGTAAGTGGCAGCCCCGTAGTTGGCGTGCGTGAACAGCCCGGCAAGGTGCGTGTTCTCGCTGGCGAATGGGCCGCGTATGTCGAGCGTCACGACTAGCCCCGCCGTTGTGTAGGCAAGCGAGAAGGCCGTTCCCGCTGACACTTGCCCTTGAACCGATGATGCCGACGCCCACGGGGTGTAGTTCTGGACGCCGTAGTAACTGGCTGCTGTGTTGTCTGCGCCGCCGACGCGGAACCGGAAGTTGAGGATCGCGTCGGAGACGGACACGGCCCCGAGTGAGACGACGACGCGGTAGGAGTCGTAGGTGGCGGAGTAGCAGGAGTTGATGTTGACGGCGCTGGCCCCGGAGGGTGCGGCGCTTGCGATGAACGTCAGCCCTCCCCCGGTCAGCGTGACCCCGTTCAGCGTTGTCGTGGCGGGCAGGGCGACGGTGCCGGTGAACGTCGGTGACGCACTTGGGGCCTTGGCCGCCACTGTGCTTTCGAGAGCTGTCAGCGCGGTGGTCAATAGGTTGTGGTCGGTGATGTGGCCGGGGTCCCCGAGGCCGGCAGTGTCGGGCAACGTCAATGGCATGTGTGTCTCCTATTCGGTGAAACGGGCGGACGGCGCGAGGTGGTACGTGATTTCCCAATCCGTGCCCGAGGCGGATTCGGTGTAGCCGAGGGCGGCGGCGGAGTAGTCCGGTTCGGGTGACCCGGGCAGGAGTTGGGGCAGGATCACGGGGGTGCCCTGTTCCACGCCGGCCAGGAGGTCTATTTGGGCGTCGGTGGCCAGGGACAGGGCGATAGCGGCGTCCGGCATGGCCCACGCGGGATCAAGAACGCCCAACAGCCATGCGGCGTGGGCTGTGGCGTCCGCCTCGAGGGCGATGGTGGTGGTAAACCGCACGTCACGGACCCCGAACCGGGTCACTTGTTCGGCGTCCTCCACGGTGACCTCGGGGCGGAGGTTGGTCACCGGGTCCGGCACCCCGTATTCGACGGTTACCCGGTTGCGGACCAACGCCAGCTCGAGAGACATTTTCAACGGGTCCACAAGGGTGACGCCGGCGGGCACGGTGATCGTGGGGTACGCGGTGGCGTTGCGGGTGCGGTAGTGCGTGGACCCGTCGCGACAGTTGAACAGTAGGCCGCCGGCGTCCACCGCGATTGCCCGCAATTGGTCCATGAGGGGGGTCGGTTTGGTGTCCACGGGGATGGGGATGAGGACGGGGCCGGCGGCCCCGTCGATCACGATGGACAGGCCGGCCTCGGCCACGAGGCGGGCCACGCGGGCGGTATCCGTTTCGGCGGGTATTTCGGTGGTGTCGTCGGTGCCGCCCACGTCGATACGTGCCCACGCCTCGGTGTTAGTCACGCACGTCAACGTGACCACGTCGGGGGTGTAGTCAATGGCGGTAATTTCGCCGGTGAACCGTCGCAGGGTGGCACCGGTGTAGTCCGCCTCATACGTGTCCACGTACCCCGAGGGGGTGCCGGATTCCACGTACACGGGGGCGGCCAGGGTGATCCTCGAGCGGGGGCCGGCGTAGGTGGCGGCGTAGGCGTCCACGTACCCCGAGGTTTGGGAATGGTCCCCTAGTGAGAACTCGGGCCATGCCGCGGCAAGGTCAGGGGCGAAATCCTTGGTGACAAGCTCGAGGACGGCGGTGGGCGGGGCGGGTTGATCGAACAGGGACGAACGCCCGTAGCTGATTTTCGCGGCGTCCAACACAATGCCGGCGATATTCTCCCCATCCACAACGGCCCGCCATGTGAATGTCACGCGAACGCACCCACCCGCGCCGAACCTTGCGCCAAAATCCGTTTGATCTGTTGGGCGGTGGCCACCGGGTCAATGGCACCGGTGACGTTGACCACCACGGTAGCGCCGGCGCCGGCACCGCTCGAGGCGGTGGACCCGTAACCGACGCCGGCGTCAAGGGTGGCCAGGGTGCGGGACGTGTCCTTGAGTAGTGCGGCGTTGACGCCGGACATACCCGCGAGGCCGGCGGCCCATCCCTCCACGACGGATTCACCGATGGATTTGAACACCAACGATGGGGAGTTGATACCGAGGACCTTTTTGGCGGCGTCGGGGAGGCTGTTGATTTTGTCTTGGATCCATCCCACAAAAGCGTTCCATGGGGCACTGAAACCGTCCTTGATTCCTTGGACGATTTGCCCGCCGATGGTGAGGAACTTGTCCACGATGCCACCGAGGAATGTGGTGATGCCGTTCCACACGTTGACCACCACCGTTTTGACGGCCTCGAACGCGGTGGAAATGAAACCGAGCTGAGTTTTGATGATGGGCACGACGGTGGCCACGAACCAGTCAATAAACGGTTGAATGGCCGTCCGCAGGGTGTCCCACGCAAGCTTGCCGGCGCGGTACATGACCCCGAACACGTACCCGATGACCTCCACGGCGGTGCTGATAACCGGCGCGACGTAGTCCCGTATCCATCCGACCACCACGCCGATGACCTCATAGAGCTTGTCCCACACGAACTTGACCGCGGTGAAATACGCCTTGAAATATCCGACGATGAAACCAATGACCTTTTCGAGTACGGGTTGCACGTACTCTTGGAACCACGCCACGACGGCGGCCACCGCGATTTGGATGCCCTCCCACACGGTTTTCAACGTGGGCAGGACGTTGGCCACGAACCAATCGACCACCACGCCCACGGCGGTTTGGATTGCCGCCCACGCGGTTTGGATCATGTCGCGGAACCAACCAACGTTGTTGTATGCCAACACAATGGCGGCGATAAACGCGATGATTGCCAACACAATCCATGTGATGGGGTTGGCCAACATGGCGGTGTTGAGTAGCCATTGAACCGCGGTCATCACGGTCATGGCCACCTTGAGGGCAATCACGACACCGGCGAGGACGGCGATAGCGCCGGCCACAATCAAAATGGTGGTGGTGTTGTTTTGCGCCCACGTCCCAAACGATTGGATGTAGGGCATCACGGCGGCCAGGGCCGGCAACAGGGCCGCCCCGATATTCTCCCCGGCCTCCCCAAGTGCCACTTGGAATGTCTGCATTTGGCCGGCGGCAGTACCCGCGGCGGTGGCCGCGGACCCGCCCATCACGCGTGCCAATTCGGCTTGAATGGCGACCATATCCCCGGACGCAAGTATGGCCTTGTCCAACCCGGGGACAAGCTTGCCGAGGGACGTGGTCGAACCCGCTTGAGCTTTCGCCAGGGCATTGGCTACTGAGGTCAAATCCTTGCCGGTGGCCGCGGAAACATCGAACGCGGTGGACGCCAACGATTGCGCCCGGGTCACGTCACCGGTGGCGCGGGCAAGGACGCCTAGCGCCGGCCTAATGTCGTCGTCCGCGATGCCAAGCACCCGGCCTTGCTGGGATATCCATTCCTCGGTGGACGCGATTTGTGCGTCCGATGCGCCGGTGGATTTCTTGAGGGCGGTGGCCAGGATTGCCGCGGCTTTCGCATCGTCGCCGGCGGCCACCATGAATCCCACGGCGGCCACGCCGAGGGCGGTGACCGTGGCCAACGCCGGCACGAACGCCTTGTCAACCGCGCCCTTGAACTTGGCCATAGGCCCGAGGGAGTCCCCAAGTTTGGCGTTGACGGCGTTTATGGATTTGACTGCCGAGGCGGTGTCCGCAGTGATGCCGATGACGATGCCGGGAAGATTCATCCCCATTAGGTGTACCGCCCATACCTGCGGAGGATGTCCGCGATTACCTCGCGGTAGGCGTCCTGCACCTTGTTGAACAGCGGGGTTCCGGTGACCAGGGGCCGCACCCAATACCCGGATGCGGTACGGGGCGTGCCGTAGTGGGACCCGCCCATTTCCGACCCCCACGCCATGCCCGTTCGGTACTTGGCATCCTTGCCACGGCGAAAATTGGAGAGCTTCGGATTTTTCGCGCCAACCTTGACAATGACAATGCGGTCCGCGAACGCGCTTGCGGTGTAGCCGAACCGGCCCGCCAAAGGTGAACTCGAGGCGTTACCCGCCCGCACCAATTCCGGCAGTAGCAGATCCGTGGCAATCTTCTTGGACCCGGCACGCAACGCGCCGGTGGCCTCACGTAGATCCTTCTCGCAAATCTGGTCCTTGAGGAACGCTTGTAGTTCCTTAACACCGGTGATGGTGACCGATGATTTTGCCGTCCTCGCCATGGCGGTCACCTCCGTTTCTTTGCCTGACGGTTCAATTCGTCTATCACGGTGACGAGGTCTCGCGGTGCCTCCGCCCATAGCGCCGAGGGCAGGACGCCCAGGGCGATAGCTACTCGAGCGATGGTTCGTCCGGCGTCGGCGTCACCGTAGGGTCCACCGGTTCGGTGTCCACCGGTTCCACCTCGATCACGGACGCGTCCCAAATCTCGAATGTGGGTTTGGGTGTGCCGGCGGTGTCGCGGAACGTGGCGTAATACGCGCCCACCCGCATCCACAACACCGGTGCCTCTTGAATCAGTGCGTGGTTCGGGCGTATCGCGGCGATGCCCTTACGAATGGCCCACTGATCGAATTGGCCTAGCTCCCACTGAGTGAGGAAGATTTCCTCCTCATGCCCGTCCCGGTAGTGGACGGTGCACCGTTGATTCATCACGGCGGAGGCCTAGACGTGTTCGGTGCGGACAAGCGCCCCGGTCACGACAAACTCGAAATCCGTGGTGAGCTGCGTGCCCACGTCGCCACCGATTTCCACGGCGGTGACCACGCACGAACCGGAGAACGTCGGCCCATCGGTGACCGGCACCCACGAGAACGTGTCCGTGGTGTTGTTGTTGAGGCGGCAGTATTCCACGAACCCGGCCACGTCGGTCCAGTCTTGAATGGCGGTGCCGGCCAGGGTCCATGTGGTGGTGACCATCACGGCGGGCGTGGGGTCCCCGAGGGTTTTGGTGCCGTCCTCGGTGGCGTTGTCCGCGGACAACCGCACGTTGGAAATCTGCGGCCCGAACTCATCCGTGCCGAGGGTGAGGGTGCCCGGTCCCATGCGGGAGTCGGTTGGTGTGGTCATCTCATCGTCCAATCGTGAGTGTTGCGGTGAGCTTCATGGCGGGATATTCGGTGCCGTCCGCATCGAACGGGGCGGGGGTTGCGGTGTACGTGCCACATGCGTCCAACAGGGCCGGCACGTTGGCCAACAGCCAATCCCCGGCGGCGAGGTCACCCGGCGCGGCGTGGATGAGCCACACGGGCACCTCGAGGGTGTAGGCGGACATAGTGCGCCCGGTCACCGTGGGGACGGCTACGTGCACGCACGGGGGCACGATTGCGCCCGGGTCCCGGGTCACCGGCAGGCCCACGGCGGTGGCCAGGGCGGTGGCGAACGTCGCCACCCCGGTGGGCAGGGCCGGCGGGATGACCACCGGTTCGGGTTCGGGTTCGGTCATCGGGCCACCGGCCTACGGTTTCCGAGCAACCGGAACACCTCGGTCATGGCCTCACTGGCCGGTTCGGGTGCACCGAGATCCGAATACACCGCGAACCCGGCGGGGGCGGTACGCCGGCGGAACAGGTGCGCGGCGTACAGGACGGCGGCAAGCTTGACCGACGCACCGGGGTCGGTGTCGGCATCGAGGTCCGGGCGTTGGCGTTTGCACCATGCGTCCGAGGCGGCGGTCACGGCCACGAGGCGTTCGTCAGTCTCGAGGGCACCCAACTCGGTGGCCACGTCACTGACTGTCACCCAATCGGCCATGACGGTCCCTTTCTTGTCCTCCCGTGCACCCCCCGCTGACTTATGGCGGGCGGGGAGTGCACGGTGCCCCGGAGGTGGGGTCTAGGCGAGGTTGGTGAGCTTGACAACGCCGAGGGCGTTGAAAATGGCCGGCGTGCCGAACCCGTACACGGCCACGTCGCGCCCGAGCTTGGACGGGGTCTCGGCGGTGGCGAAGAACGGGCCGTCCTCGATCCATGCGGCGGCGGAACCGTTCGTCACGATGATGGTGCCGGCGGCGAGGTTGCGGTCATGGACCACGGACAGGCCTGACACGGACACGGCCAGGGTGGAGGCGGTGGCGGTGCCGGGGACATTCTGCGTGCCGTAGGGGGCGGGCACGAACGCGTCCCATCCCCCGATTTTGCCGAACACGTCGGTGGACACGAGGACCACGGACGCCGGTGCGCCGGTGGCCGACTCCACCTCGGTGGACGCCATGAACACCGCGGCCCGGAGCTTGGACCCGGTGGTGTCCGCGGCGAGGTCATAGTCCACGGCGGAGGCGGTGCCGCCGGCCAGGAGGGCGTCCGCGAACACGTTGTCCGTGACCGTGGCATACGAGGCCAACATGATGCGGTTGTGGGCATCGAGGTAGGACGGCTGTGACCGCATGAGCAGCTGGTACGAGATATCCGAGTAAGCCCCGTAGGTCACCAGGGTGGCGGTGTCCTTCTTGAGCGAAATCAACACGCTGTTGACGGCGGCCTTCTCAACAGTCTGCGCGGCCACGATTGCCGAGAGGTCCCCATCGAACACCGGCCACGCGTAGTCAAGGCCGGTTGCGCCGGCGGACGTGACGCCGAGGGCGTTGATAGCCGGCCTGCCGAAACTGACGATGCCCTTCACGTCGGTCATCCACTGAGTGGCGACCACGCCGGGGTTGTCCGCGGAAATCTGATCCGGGGCGGCCCGGTTGGACACCTCACCGTTGTACGCGGCCACGCAATACTCCCCAAGGGTGCGGTACTGGCCGTAGGGGTTGGCGTCGGCACCGGTCACATGGACGGCGGCGAACAGCTCACGGAGGGTTGACACGTCGGACGCCAGGGCGTCCACGCGGGGATCGGGGGTTGGGACCACGGGGGTGGCCTCCACCTCGGTGGTCTCGGGCATGGGTTCTTCCTCTCGGATAGCGCTCACGCCGGCATTGGCGTAGGCGGGTGATGGGGTGGCGGAAAGCTCACGGAGGGTTGCCTTAATACGGGTGACCTTGTCGCGGGTGGCGGTCCATGCGTTGGACACCGGCTCGAATCCCACGGATAGGCCCATGCCGCCCATGCGGGTCAAGGTGGCCACGTCGCGCCCGAGAGTGGTGTCTGCGATATCCGCGGCCACCGAGAGGCCGGCATCGGTGTTGGTGGCGTGGGTGATACGCCCAATCTGTTCACCGTGGCGCCAGAACAGGGGCTTGCCGACCACGTCGGCCACGTCAAACGCCCCGGGGGCGAACGCCTCACGGATACCCGACACTTGGATTTCGGTGCCGTAGGGGACGGCTACGCCCTCGAGGACGGCGGCGATGCCGTCCCGGGGGGTGGCCTCCCGCACGGTCAAGGTCATGGCAAGGTCCCGGGTTTCCATCACGAGAATGCGCCTCCGTTAGTGGGTGAGGTGGTCAGGAACGCCCGCGCCTCGGTCACGTCCATCACGCCGAGGGGGACGAGGGCGGCCACCATGGCGACCCGTTCCGCTAGGTTTCCCCGGACGAAATCTGAGGTATCGAGGCGGACAACGCCCGCGGTCACGTCCCGCATGGATAGGCGTTGCTCGAGGGGGACGATGAAATCGTTGAGGGTTTCCGATATCAACTGTTGCGCTTGGGACGTTCTATTCGTGTACGTGAGGGATGACCCGGACACGGTTGCCCCCACGAATGAGGGGTCAAGGTTCAACAGCCGTGCCACTTGAATGGCGGCCTGATTTCGTTGTGGCTCGAGCGCTAGTTCTTGGGCGGACCACCCGAGGGTGTCCAATTCCACGCCACCGTTGAGGTAGGCCACGGTGCTGTTGCGCCGAGCTTCCTCATACGCGTCCACCATCGTCTGTATCTCGGTGTCCGACATTTCATACGTGGACGTGTTCTTGAGAATCTGAGAGGGCATCGGCGTGGCGGCCTGTTGCCGCGTTGTGGCCTCGAGCGCCAGGGCCGTGGAAAGGGTGTCCACGCCGGTGATGAGAACGCCCTCTCGGTAGCCGTGAAACTCGATCACGCTACCGGGGGCGGAACGATTGAACCGCGGGTCCGCAATCGGCCAGGGGCCGCGGTCCGCCATGCCGATGAGGTCCGGGGCCGGGTTCGGGCGTTCGATGCGGGTGGCGTCGGCAAACGAAAGGTGGTCCACGGCGGTAGGCCTGCCGTTGGCGTCCACGGCGGTGACAAGCCAATAGGCCCGTCCGTACAACACAAGGTCCTCGGCGGTGCGTTGCATCGTCACCCATGCCGGCTTGTCCGGTTCGGGTTGCGCCAACCACGCATTGGGCACGGCGGCGTCACCCTGCCATTCACGCATGGGGAGCTGCGCCACGGTGCCGGTGATGAGCTTCAATCCGCGGGTGAACGCCGGGACTTGTTTGGCCCACAACGCGGTAACGCTCGAGAACTCCGACCACGTCGGCAGGAAACCGCCACCGGTGTAGAACACGGACGGGGCGGTAAAGGTCTCACGGCGTTCGATGGGGGCGGCGGCCTCACGTACCCGTGTTGCCCGATCAAACCAACCCATACTCCAAGTGTGTGGACGGGATCATTTTTCGCCGCGCACAAAGATTTTCGGGGCCGTTGCCGGCGCGGCGGCCTCCCAATGCGCCCACGCACACGCCAACAGGGGGGACACATCCTCACCCCGGTCCCACACATCCCGGCCACCCGAACGGCGGGTGACGGCGGCGGACACGGCCACGTTGAGGCGCGGGTCATCGAGGTGGTGCACGGTGCCGCCCACCACCGCGGTGGTGAACCGGGCCACCGCATCGGCGTAGTCGGCCCCCCCGGCCACAATGACCCGCACCCCGGTGCGTTGTAGGTCCTCGATCAAGTGCCCGAGGGCACCGGTGCGGTGGATGACGATGGGGGCACGGTGCCGGCGGGATAGGTCCTCGAGGCGGGGTAGCACCCATTCGATGCCCGGGCGCATATCGACCACCTCGATACCGCGGCCCCCGGACGCCAATTCGCCGGCAACGGCGATGGTGGCCACCCGGTGATTGGGGTGGGCGTCCGCGGCCAGGAACACGCGTCCGTGTTCGGGGAGGCGTTCGGTGGTGGCACGCAATCCCCACGCGGCCCGCCACGACACCGCGGTGGTGGGCCACTGATTGCCGTAGGCGCGGGCGAATTGCTCCGGACCCATTTGCTCGAGGGCAATCGTCAACGCCTCATGGGAGATTGTGCGCCCGTATGCGGGGTGGAACAGGGGCCATGTGGCCGGGTCCGTGGGGTCTAAATCGTCGGGACAGGACCACTCGAAAAACGCCACGGTGGTGTCGGGGTCCTCGAGGGACGCCCGCCCCTGTTCAATCTTGCCGCGCAGCCATTCGGACGTGTCATCACCGGCGGTGGAAATCGTCCAAATCTGCCGCCGCGGGCGGGTGGCCTGCGTCGGCACCACGGCTTGGGTGATCGAGTCACCGGTGGTCATGGACCACCGCCAACACTCATCGAGGATGACGGCGTCAGCTTGTTGCCCGTGAATCGACGCCGGCGTGGGCGGAAACGTCTTTATGAATGACCGTTGCGCCGGCCAACGGGCGGTTTCCTCACCGTTGGATAGCCGGAATTGCCACCGCCCGGGCATCGAACCGGACAGGGTTTGATACCACTCCCCCCAAATGGCGCGGGCGGCCTGCCCCGAATGGGACGTGTAGTAGGCCCGAAAATCCGGAAACGCCATGCACCGGTGCGCCATTGTCGCGCCGGCCAACGTGGTTTTGCCGGATTGCCTCGGCACGCTGCACACCACGGTTTTGTAATGAAACGAACCGTCCGGGTTCACCTCATTGGCCACGGCGTTGACGTGAGCTTGCCAGGGCATCGAGGGGTGTCCCAATGCCGCGGCCACGGCGTCCACATGCGGGCCGTAGGTGGGCCGGTCAGGGTTCCGGAGGGTGGTAAACCGGGGCGGTGCTGATAGCTGCGATGAGGTCGTCAATGCTGTCATTACCGGTCACCTCCTCACCCACACGGTAGGCGGCCATGGCCTGCCGAAACAGCTCATTGGTACGGGCAAACGAATACGCCGAACCCTCCCCCGCCCGCATATCCTCCCGTGCGTGGTCCACCGCTCGAGCTGCATCCCGCAGGATGCCGCGGGAGGACGCCCACACGTCACCCACCATTAGCCCCTCGAGGTGCCACGCCCGCAGAGTCTTAGCCAACAGCGCCTCGGATGGTCCAACGTGCCGGCGCGGTTGAGCGAACAGGGCCGGGTCACTCATCTAGTCCGCCTTTCAACTACCTAACCTACCTCGTGGGGGGTTTTGGGGGGAGAGAGAACTTTTCCCA